TCTTGCCGATGGTAAAAATCATGGTCTTGTGTTTGTTCTTGATTGGAGTGGATCTATGGCAGATGTACTAGTTGATACAATGAAGCAATTGTTCAATCTAATGTGGTTTTGTAAGAAAGTTTCTATTCCTTTTGAAGTATATGCTTTCACTAATGAGTACCCTCTCATTACTTACAATAAAGATGGTTCTAAACAATTTCGTGATCTTCCCTACAAAAAACGTGAAGGTCTCTTTTATATTGCTGAATGGTTTAGTATGATGAATATTTTTACAAGTAAAACCAAAATCAAAGAACTGGAGAAGCAAATGAAGAACTTCTTCCGCTTGGCATCATCTTATAGTAATTATGGCATGTTGAATATTCCTACTGGATTGAGTCTTTCTGGAACTCCTTTGAATGAAGCAATGCTCGCACTACATCAAATTCTCCCTCAGTTCAAGCAAGAAAACAAACTTCAGAAAGTTCAATGTGTTGTGATGAGTGATGGTGAAGCATCTTTTCTGAAATATCATCGTGAAATTCAACGTCATTGGGAGAGTGAACCGTTTATCGGAACTGGTAGTATTGGACCCAATGCTTTCCTTCGTGATCGAAAGACAGGAAATACATATTCACTTAATTGTGAATGGTATGAACTTACCGATATTCTTCTTCATAATCTTCGTGATAAGTTTAATGATGTCAACTTTATTGGAATTCGTGTTCTTGAACCACGCGATGCTAATAGTTTTATTCGTCGTTATTATGGATGGTCTGATGAATATGAAAAAATTCAAAAAATTTGGAAAAAAGAAAAAGCATTTGCAATTCGCAAATCTGGATATCATACTTACTTTGGTCTCTCTGGTAATGCATTATCAAGTAATTCTGAGTTTGATGTTGATGAAGGCGCGACTAAATCAAAAATTAAATCTGCTTTTGTTAAGAGTTTGAAGAGTAAAAAAATGAATAAAAAAGTCTTGGGTGAGTTTATTGAACTAATTGCATGAATAAATAAATTTATAGAAAAGTGTCTAACGATGAAACCTTCCCCAAAGAAATTAAAAGAGACTAAAGAGATCTATGAAAAGGTTGTAACACACCTCATTGAGGAAGGTTATGCCACGGACGTAGATTCTGCAGATTCCATTATTAGTGGAATGAGTGAGCAGTGGTTTGAACAAATCCAAGAAGGTTGATTGATGGACAGAATTACTGGAAACGAAGTAAGTTCTATGATGGAGGCACTTGCTCAGGTTTATGAGCAACCTGAAGTAGAGCAACTTGATGAAATCTCTGCCAATCCTGTTTCATCTGCCGATGTTAGGGCAAAAGCGATTGAGAGGATGAAAGCGAATGGTATGCCTCAGGCACAGATTGACAAAGCACTTGCTGATATGGATAAATCTGCTAATCCAACTCCAGAACAAAGAAAGACAGAAGTTGAACGAGATCGTTTAATTCAGCAAGCTGGTGGTGGTGTTGCTGGTGAAAAGGCTGCTACTAATAGATTGAAAACGGATCCTTTGAGATTTTTATATGATATTGAATCGCGTGGTAAATCTGATGTAAGGACTAAAGGACGTGAATCTTTAACTAAACTTGGTGGTGGTGATCTGAATAAAGGTGTTGAAATATTCAAAAAGCAGCAAGAGGTTGCAAAGGTAAAGGCAGAAGCAGAGAAGGATAAAACTGGCGGCAGTGGAATGACTGCTGCTGAAATAAAAGCAGCACAGGACGCAGCAAATAAAGCTCGTCGTGAGGGTAAACTGTCTGATCTTCGTGGTAGTGGCAATACTACAGCATCTACCCCAAAACCAACCCCAAAACCAACCCAAACATATACAATTGGTGGTAAGACATATTCATCTAAAGCTGAAATTAATAAGGAATATGATAGATTAAGAAAATCTGGCGGTGATGCAAAAGCATTCGGTGATAAGGCATTTAAGGCAACTAATAAACCAGCAATTGGAACCACTCCTGGTGGAACAAAGTTTGAGAGAAGAATACCTACATCTGCAGAATTGAGAGCGGCACAAGCAGCAAGAGCGGCAGGTAAGGGCGCTGAAGGACAGATTAAAGCTGCTGTGCAGCAGGGTCAAAGACAGGCATCAGTTAATGCTGCTGTTAAATCTGCTAATAGACCAGAAGTCTTGAATAAACCGGCACCTGCTGGTACTGCTCTTGCTGCTCAACAAAAACGACTTGCTCAAAAAAATAGTGTTCAAGCAAAAATTTCCGCTATTAAAAGTGGGATGACTGCAAATCAAAAGACTTCTGTAAATAATACAGTTAAGTCTGGTACAGTTCCAATAGGTGACACTATAAAAACGAAGGTGAATCCCGACTCTAGTATGAGTGTAATTCAAAAGAGAGATCCTAAAGTAACTGCTAATATCAAAAAATCCCTTGAACTTCAAAGTGTAGACCTTTTTGATATTGTCAAAGGTGAATTTATTGAAGAAGGATATAGTGAAGAGGATACAATGTATATGATGGCAAATTTGAATGAGGAGCAACTTCAAGAATTTTTGAAACAACTTGCTGGTGTTGCTATTAGAAATGCAAAAAAAATTCCTGCTATTAAAGGTTTAGTTACTAAAGTTGGTGGAATGTTTAATAAAGCACCAACACAAATGCCATCTGGTCAGGTTGGGGCATTGAGACTTTATCAAGGTAAAGCAAGTAAATCTCTCGATGCTGCTATTAGAGGTAATGCTTCTAGTATAAAACCACCCCAAGTTAAACCTAAATTAGATCCTCGTGCTGTTAGTGACGCTAATAAGAGTAGAGAAGCTACTCAAGTAGTGCAGAGAAATATGGAAAAAGGTAGACCATCTTATGCAGGACCACAACCAGTTGATAGATTAGACTACAAACCTGGCGATCCTCAGTTTACGAAGTCTTTACAGAGATATTATGCTGATAAGAGAGCAGGAACAAAAGGACTTCCAAAATAATTATCTGGAAGTTTTAGGACCTCCTTTTTTTAATAAATAATTCAAAATTACTGTTAGACTAATGAGCAAGTTTGGAGAGTTACTTAAAGGCGGACCATCCGCATCTAAGGTTGAGGCAGCACCTGCTCCTGAACCTATTGTAGAAGAAGTTTTGTTTACTCCTGAAGAGGAAGTTCTTACTGAAGCAAGTCCTCTTGAAGAAATGAGTAAGAAAGAATTAGAAAATTATGGCAGAACTATGGGTATTGAACTTGATAGACGCCATAGCAAAGAAACCCTGATTGAAGAACTCCAAGAATTTCAAGGTGAGTGATCCACTTTCCTAATTGTCCACAGGGGGTCTTCGGACCTCCTTTTTTATTGTATAATTACTTTAGTTAAAACAAACAACCCAATGGGTCTTTCTACAGAAAGCATCATCAATTGTCTCCGTGAATCTTATGGCGAGTCTGTGACTTCTGCTGAGGTCAAGGCATTCTGTCAGATGAATGATTTCAATTACCAGACCATTGCTAATAAATTGTCTGATCATAAAGTTGGTCGTGGTAAGTGGAATCTTGAAGTAACAAAAGAGACTGTGCAAGAACTGGAGGTGTCTTATAGTTCCCCTGCTGCACTTCCAGTAATTGAACAGAACCTTATCCCTCAGAAAGATAATTCCTTTGTCAAGTTTGGTAATTTTAGTGACATTAAAAAAATTATTGAATCTCGTGTTTTTTATCCTACGTTTATCACGGGTCTCTCTGGCAATGGTAAAACATTTTCTGTTGATCAAGCGTGTGCCCAACTTGGGCGGGAACTCATCCGTGTAAACATTACAATCGAAACTGATGAAGATGATCTTATTGGCGGTTTCCGCCTTTTTAATGGCAACACCGTCTGGCACAATGGCCCAGTCGTTGAAGCACTCGAACGAGGAGCTGTACTGCTCCTTGACGAGATCGACCTTGCCTCTAATAAAATTCTCTGTCTCCAATCTATCCTTGAAGGAAAAGGAGTATTCCTTAAGAAAATCGGACGGCGAGTTGACCCTGCAAATGGATTCAACGTCATTGCCACAGCCAACACTAAGGGTAAAGGTAGCGACGACGGACGATTCATTGGAACTAACGTGCTCAACGAAGCATTCCTTGAACGATTCCCTGTAACCTTTGAGCAGTCTTATCCTGCCTCTGCAGTAGAGCAGAAGATCCTTATGGCACTCTGTAGTGATACAGACTTCTGCAAGCGACTTGCTGATTGGGCAGACATCATCCGTAAGACCTTCTATGATGGTGGTATTGAGGAGATCATCAGCACCCGCCGACTGGTTCATATTGTGAAGGCATACAGTATCTTTGGAGATAAGGGAAAGGCAATTCAAGTCTGTGTCAATCGTTATGATGATGAAACCAAACAAGCATTTCTGGAATTGTATGACAAGGTTGATGCTGATTTTGTGATGCCCATTGACGAAGAGGTTGTCTCCTGATATAATATGACTAACTCATGGTCCTTTCTATTTGATTATTTAATTATGAATGAACAACGTGACTCAAGTCAAGATTTCTGGGAAGATGATGGAATCAGTTTAACTGGCAATCCATACGCTGCTCCCGATACAATCACTAAATTTGGTGGTTTGCCTGGAGGTATGGGTGATGATCAAATCACTTTCGGTGCAGCACAACCAGTTCCTTATGATAGTTTATTTTCTCTTGGTGAAGACCATATTACCTTTACTGGATCTCATGTAAAAAGTGGATTTGGTGAAGATGTGACTAATTTTAACCTTGATATGAATAGAAAATCTGAATCTAATAATAGACAGAAGTATAGTGAAGATGTAATCATTAAAGAACTGAAAGATTACATCACTAGAACATATGACCAGCACTATTCTGCTGGCGATGATAAGATTCAAACTCTTGATCTTATCGAAGCTTGTGGTGATGGTGAGGCATTCTGTCGCAGCAACATCCTCAAGTATGCGTCACGATATGATAAGAAAGGCACTGCCCGTCGTGACATTATGAAGATTTTGCATTATGCTGTTCTTCTGATGCATTTCAACGATAAAAATGCAAACCGTGAAACCTATCCTCAGTGATAAAATTGAATCTCAATACTATGAAACTATCTGATAATACCCTCACTGTTCTTAAGAACTTTGCTGGCATCAACAACTCGATCCTGGTGAAAGAGGGTAATCGTCTCCGTACTATCTCTGTTGCTAAAAATATTTTGGCAGAAGCAGATATTAATGAAGATTTCCCCCGTGACTTTGCCATCTATGATCTCAACCAGTTTCTGAATGGTCTGAGTCTTCACCAAGACCCTGATCTTGACTTTAAAGAAGATTCTTATCTCAGTATCAAAGAAGGCAAGCGCCGCGTCAAGTATTTCTATGCTGACCCTGCGGTTATTGTTTCTCCGCCAGAAAAAGAAATCACTCTACCTACTCAAGATGTTTGTTTCCAATTGGACAGTGCTTCTCTTGAAAAACTAGTTAAGGCGGCACAAGTTTATCAACTCCCAGACTTTTCTGCCGTTGGCGAAGCAGGCGTTATTAAACTGGTAGTTCATGATAAGAAGAATGATACTTCTAACCAGTATGCTATTGTTGTTGGTGAGACTGACCAAGAGTTTTCTTTCAATTTCAAGGTGGAAAATATTAAGATCATTCCTGGTGCATATGATGTAGTTGTTTCTTCTAAACTTCTTTCTAAATTCACTAATACTAAGTATAATCTAAAGTATTATATTGCTCTTGAACCCGATTCGACTTTTGGATGATACTCTAGTTAGGATGAGGATTATAGGCAGCATCGGAGTTATTGTTGCCTACTTTATAATTCTTCACGTCAGTTCATTTTGGGGGGTCCTAATACACTTTGTTGCAGATTTGATTACAATCCCATATTTTATTAGAACTAGGGCATGGGACCTTGTTATAATGTTAACGTTCCTACTTTCAATTAGCGTTAGTAAACTTTTGATATGAACATCTTTGTTACGGACCCATCCCCATACAAGTCTGCTACGGTTCTCCCTGACAAGCACATTGTTAAGATGCCCTTAGAGACCTGTCAGATGCTTGCAATCGTATGTTCTGATAAATGGGGTCACGGATTTGGTAATCTTCCTAAGGCAGATGGAACTCCATATGCAACTGAGAAGGGAGCATTTCGCAATCATCCTTGCACCAAGTGGGCGAATGAATTTGTAACCAATTGGCAGTGGTTGCTTGTTCACGGACTTGCTATGTGTGAAGAGTACACTGCTCGCTATGGTAAGGTCCACACCTGCCACAAGACCCTTCTAGCAGCAAAGGAGATACTTCCTACCGCAGACTCTCAAGGTCGCAGTGGAAAGGACACAACACCCTTTGTATTTGCTGGACCTGATGAGTTCAAGTTAGATACTTCAATATCTATCTTCTACAAATATAAGATGTATATCTCATCTAAACCATGGGTGAAGGATAATTACCTTCGTATCCCAGATCGTAAACCTGACTGGGTATAATGAAACATATTCTGTTTACTTTGAAAGGTTGT